AAAGAAAGCATCCTCTGGCAAACTGCGAGCGGTGCCCTTTGGGCCGTAGAGGAAGGTACGTACCCTCAAAATTTCCAACCCATCCAGGAGTATCTTCAGGGTTGGCTTTCATCGGGGAAGCGCCAGCTCGTCATGAGATCCGAGCCGGGGAACCTTTTGTGGGCGCATCTGGCCAGCTTCTTAATGCGGTCCTCAATAAATACGGCGTTAACCGTGGAAGTGCGCTTCTCACTAACGCGGCAAGTTGTCATTATCCTGACTCGATGAAGGAACTTCCCAAAGAAGCTATTGAGGCTTGCCGCCCGCGTCTGATTGCCGAGCTAGAGTACGCCAGCATTCACACTGTTGTGGCAATGGGTAACTCAGCGGTAGCGCCACTGCTTCCCAAGGAACAAACTAAGAAAGGAATTACCAAGCTCCGGGTAGGTCCTCCGAAGATTGTAGCTCTCGAAAATTCTATCCCTATCGAATTGGTTCCTACTTTCCATCCTGCCTATTGTCTACGCTCTCATGGGATGTTCCCTCTCATGCTGAGCGACATCGGCAAAGCTATTAATAAGAAGAAAATCTCTAGCTGGTATGAACCTACCTTTGAGGTTATTACCGAACCTCGTCATGCTTACGGGAAGATGCAGGAAATCATTGCCCTCAATCGGGGCCATGGTGTAGTTGTCGATACGGAATCGGGGAGAGACAAAGATGTCTCCTTTGGACGGGATGATGGTCTATTTGGACGAGTGCTCTGCATTGGCATCGGACCAATGGACGTCTCTCATGAGCACCATGTCTACATCTTTGCCGATTCCTGTTTCGGATTCGACCAAGTTACCATCGATGACTACTCCATCATTAACAAACAAAAGATGGTCGAACTACTCCTTACCTGCGGAGTCATTGCGCAGAATGGAAAGTACGATGTCGGCGTCCTCATGGCTTTCCTTAACTGCGCCATTCCCTTCCCGCTACTCTTTGACACTATGCTCGCGAGTTATGCCCTCTATGAAGTTGGAGGCATCCACGGCCTCGATTATATGGGCCAAGAACTTCTCGGAGCGCCCGACTGGAAAGATGTCGTCAAGCCCTATGTCACAAAAGATGAGGGATATGGCGCGATCCCTCGACCTATATTGTATAAGTATAATGCTTTCGATGTTCACGCGACCAGGCTCCTCCGAGCTTATCTTGCCGACCTCGTGGAGCGAAAAGGACTTGGCAATTTTCTTACGTGGCTTACTAGAACAGTCTCCCCCATGCTCACACTCGTTGAGCGTAATGGAATGGGGTGGGACCATCATCGCTCGAACCAAATCGAAGCGCAGCTAGCCGAAGAGATTGCAGAACTAGAGCTAGACCTCCCCTACGTTGAGGTAGAGGAAAAGGATGAGATTGTAGAGAAGCAACTCAATCCTCGTTCGTGGCAACAGGTCAAGGAATATCTAGCTAGTCATAAGGTCCTCACTGATAGCACAGATGAAGCTCATCTCAAGGTATTGCTTGAGCTATCTGACCATCGGGTACCCTCTGAAGTTAAAGACACTATTAGACTTATCCTAAAATGTCGTGCAGTATCTAAGCTGAAGGGCACTTATGTTACTGGTCCCTCTGCGAAGGTTACTGCTGACAATAGGATTCATTCTTCATACCTTATTCATGGTACTACTACTGGCCGTCTCTCTTCTCGTGGCCCTAACCTACAGAACATACCTCGTTCTGGACCGATTAAAGAACAATTTGTCTCTGACCCAAATCGGCTTCTTATTGGTCTTGATTATGCTCAAGCTGAGCTTCGGGTTCTTTGTTGGCTAGCACATGAGGAACTTCTTCGAGATATCTTCCGCGATCCCTCGAAGGATCTCTTCACTGAAATATGTATTCAAATCTTCTCTGAGTTTCCAAACCTAGACGCTGATGAGAAGAAGAGAATTCGTACTCTTATCAAGACTCTAGTGTATGGCGTATCGTATGGTCGAACGGCCGAAGGTATTGCCGCAGATCCAGACTTCCATATGACGGTCGCCGAAGCCCGCGTTCAAATGGATTCGTTCAATGCTCGCATCCCTCAAATTAAAAAGTTCCAAGCGGAAGTTGTCGCGAGGATTCACAGAGGCGAGCCTCTTGTTAATCCGTTCGGAAGACATCGTCGCTTCTATCTCATTACGTCAACAAACCAACGTGACGTTGAGAACGAAGCAATGGCATTTCTGCCTCAATCAACGGCCAGTGATATCGGTTTGGAGGCTGCCGCTCGGTGCACTAAGGAAGGAATCTTCATTGTTAATCTCGTTCACGATGCCCTCTATGCCGAGGCTGCACCGGATGAGGTAGAAGATGTCAAGACTTTAATGGATAAAATCATGGTACAGACAGGAGAGGAGATTACAGAGGGTTACGTTCCATTCCGTACCGATGCCAGTGTCGGCAAGCGTTGGTCAGACCTGAAGTGACCTTGACTTCACGCTAAAGGTAGTTACACTGGTGTTGTCCACCACCGACCACCCGTAAACAACATGTAAGGATACCCCTTGCCCAGGTCAACTAAGAGTCGTGGCGTCCAGGATGAGGCGCCCGGCGGAGTCGCCATTCTTGATAATGAGGAGATTACTGACGAAATGACTTCTGCAACTGATGCTGATGCTGAACTCGACGAGGAGCTTGACGACCCTACGTTCGAATTCACTTCCGAGCCTGCACCGAAGGACTTTACCCCCGATCGAAAGACTCCGGGGCGCGTTCGTCGTCCCAGCTATTTCGATAACGTTCTTCGTGATCCCGATGTCTTCAATACCGGTCGCTGGCAGAAGGTTCCTGTCAGTGGGCCGGAACATCTTGAGGCAGCTAAGCGTGAGCTGAACCGCTCTAAGCTTCACCTCAACAAGATTGGTTTGGAAACCGGCGAACCGGAAATCGGTCTCGACCTGGACGAAAGGGATGACGCACTCTACTTCCGCTCTCGTACCGCTCAGAAGCGTGAGCGAAAGAACGGCAACACTTCCGACGCGGCCGATGTCGCGGATGAAGGAGCAGACGAAGAGTACGAGGACGACGCCGAGTAGGAATGTCTACTCGAATGCGGCGTAAGTCGGGGAAGGTCGTTCCGAAATGGGACGGCCTTCCTTTCTTCATCTTTGCTGCTGATCCCGGTGGCACTACCGGCTGCGCCACTGCACAATGGGAACCGTCATCACCTGATGACACTCTTACTTCTGTCGATCAGATTAAGTTTCGTCAGTGGCATATCGATGACAAGCCACATCACGTACAACTCTGGTCCACGCTCTCTGCCAATCCTTACACTCATTATGTGTGGGAGACTTTCGAGTTTCGCCAGCACATTTATTTCGACGAGGACGGTAAGCCTCGCCCGGCGAAGCATAAGGTTGAGCTGATCTCCAAGGAATACATTGGGGTGATGGAGCTTTATTGTGCGCTCAATGATGCGAAGCACTACACCCTGAATTCCTCGGCGGCAATGCACTTCATTACCGACCAAAAGATTGAGCAAGTGGGCCTATGGCTTTCAGGAATGGGCCACGCAATGGATGCGACGAGACATTTGCTTCGTTATATGTTCGTCGTGATGAAGATTCAGACGCCATTTGTAGACATATGGTTGGCAGACGACTGACCCACTATTAGACTGGCCCCGCTTAGTGCGGGGCCTTTCTATTTCTAGGGGTCGTCTAAAATGGATAGACAGTCTGAAGCCTATCGGGGAATGACCAAGGAAGACATTGTCGAAGACATATATGGTAGCGTTCATCGTTCTGCTGCTACTTCATTAAAGGGCATTCGTCTTCCTGAAGATTTCCCTGACCAGGGTGGAGAACCGAAGTCGTTAATCATGGCTGAGGTTGTCCTGCATGATCGCATCATGGACCCTACCGCTCCCGACGATCATAAAGTGCAAGGCATTTATGTTCGTATGGCTCATCGCCATGGGAGCGAAGAAGAGTGACTTTCTTCATTCCTTGGCTGGTAGATGCGGCAAGATTAACAGGCTATCCCGTTGTTGAAGTTCCTGGCTGGAAAGGGCGCGGCCATGGTGGAATGCGAGTCACGGAAGGGGTTGTTTGTCATCACACCGCAGGCCCTAAGGTCGGAAACATGCCGAGTCTCGGAGTCATTACTAACGGCCGGGCAGGCTTGGCTGGACCTCTCGCTAACTATGGGCTTGCTCGGGATGGAACTGTATACGTGGTGGCTGCGGGATGTGCATGGCATGCTGGAGCCTCATCCTGGGCAGGATTCAATGACCTTAATGACGAATTCGTGGGCATCGAAGCAGAGGATGACGGCGACGGCAAATGGACAGACGCACAGTGGGATTCCTACCCACGCTTGGTAGCTGCCATCCTTTTCTATTGTCGTCGGGGATCAGAACGAGCTTGTGGTCATAAGGAATGTTGTCTTCCCAAGGGTCGAAAGCCTGACCCTGGTGGAATCAATATGGTTGACTTTCGCAACCGTGTCAATTGGTTGCTCGGCGATCCTCTTCAGCGTATTCCTCGTTTTTCTAATCCTCCTGCTCCCACTAAGAAGAAGGACCATGGAATGCAAGACATTATCATCCCTCGGGGTAAAGGTGAGATTCGTCTTATTGTCCCGGTAGGTGATGCCTCAAAGACTACGGCAAAGGCTTTCCTCTCTGCCGTGGTTACGGGTGCTAAAGGCACTGCCCGGTGCTTTGCTCAATCCGACTCGGGAGGAATCGCTGATTGGAGCTGGACAATTAACATGGTGAATGGACGATCGGAACGTCCATGGCGAGAGCTGCCGAATAATACTACCCAAGTTAATGTTCAGTACGACTTCCCGGGTGGTGGAACATTCTGTATAGAGACAATGGCTAAGTGATAACCTATGGCGAAGCATAGAAAGAGGGTGCCCGTCACTCGGCGACTGGCTACATATGGCTTATGTTTGTCCGCAGTAACCGTATTAGTAATAGCCTTTCTGAGCCAACCTGTACCCGTCTCCAGTTCAGCGGAAACTCCCGACGCACCACGAATTGACTTGTTCACATCGGACAGTCAACCAACGCCAACCCCATCCCTAACTGCAAAGACTAAGATCAAAAGATCACAGCGTCCAGCTCGGCAGGCCCTCAGCGCGCCTCTCCCCAAGATCGAAAAGGACAGCTTGGTAACACCCGAGGACACCCCATCGATCAAGCTAGGGAGGACGTCAGCACCTCGCGTACGTGAAGATCATGTGAGGTCCGTCACGCCAACGGCGGGTAAACTTCGATCTTCATCGGTCGTCCAGCGGCCAGTAATCCCACGGACAACCATTCAAAAGAAACAAGTAGTTGCAGAATCAAGGGAGACAATCAAGTCAACTAGTCCTGCTGCTAAAGCTATTCCTAAGACAGTTTCGAGAACAACTTCAAAAGTTATAGCAACTCAGAGGGTCGCTCCACCTACTCCTCAGGGAGTAGTAGTAAGACCGAAAGCAAAACCTCAAACAGTAGTGCCAAACCCACCCGTAATACCAGTAGTGACAAGCAATAGTAAGTGTGGTAGTATAGGACTACTGCCCACACCTAAGGCAGCATGTAATCAGATATTAGCTGCCTTTCCAGAAATAAAATCAGTTCTCGGTGTGGGTGGTAGAGCTGGAAACCCGAATTCGTGCCACCCGAAAGGGTTAGGCATTGACTTCATCGTGGGTACAAACAAAGCTCTTGGTGATAGGCTGTATGCGTTTGTGATCGCACGGAGGTCAGCTCTCGGAGCGACCCCCGTTGTGCTCTGGCAAGTAGCAGATCATTTCGATCACGTGCACGTTAGCTTTTCGCCGTGTAAGGGCTGAGGGGAACCCATGACGATTGATCGCCAATTCATGCTCGACGGTACCGACCCTCGTTATAATTGCAAATGTGTTTCTAAGCATGTTCCTAGGGCATTAGAGCTGCATAAACACCATGTGTGGCCTCTAGGAGAGGGAGGACCGGATGTTAGGGATAACCTGGTCATCCTCTGTCCGACTACGCATTCGAATGTTCACAGGTTGTGGAGACTGTATGAAGATTACGACGGTCGTCCGCCCTGGGACATACTGAGGAATTACTCAGAATATGCTAGGGCAATTGTGGAAAAGGGTCGGCACCTACGATCGAGAATTAGGTCGGCAGGGAAAACAGATTCCCCTCCCGTCCAGGCGTCATCGTCATCGGACAAAGAAGACGGCCTTCCTATCGCCAACTGATAAACGAACCATCGGAAGATGGGCCTTGATTGCTGGTCCATTGGCAATACTTGCGGGACTCGGGAGTGGTGCGCTATTAGCGACCGACAGCATGGTGAAGAGTACC